CTTTATCATCATCACTATCTTCTTCATCAGAGTCATCATCTGTATCATTCTCAGAATCATCATCACTGGTATCAGCATCATCGGCACCTTTATCAGCTCCGGTATCATCTGCACCTTCTTCATTTCTCAGTTGCTGCCCTTGTGCCTCAATCAATAATCTTAACCATTCCCACATAACCACTTACTCCTTTTCTTGTTTGCCATAGTAAGGCCGCACCCGTTCCCACCTGACACCCATTTTACTTTTTATTTTCCGTTTTCTTTCCTAATCCCGTACCCCGTTATCAGGAAAGAACCCGGCTATATCAAATTATTATTTCTATCCACAATTCCCATTGTGTTAAATTAGCCTTGATTTTTACTTTCATTATGCAAAATATTCCCTTCTGCATGCTTTAAATCACCACAACGACCGGAAACCTGCATCATACACATTATTGCGATTCCTACAGTACCACCAACAACTGCCCCGATTCCGAAACCAAGTAGAAACATAAACACCTCAAATTTAAACCCATTCACATCTACATAAACCATGACAAGGCAGGCTTACTTTACTTCTGAATTGTTCTTGTGTGTAATACTTCTTATCTTCCCCTGATCCGGTATAGAGTTTATCTTCTTTTTCATCATACCCGAACCACGGAGCAACTCTTTTTACTTCAGCAATGGCGGTTTCATAACTTGTATTTGCACCGTAATCAATGGCCAGATACTTTTCCATGATCTCCAACTGCTGTGCAACTTCAAACTTTGAACCGATACCACTTGAACAAATTGGACAGGTTCGTTCATCCTTATAGCCAAACCACTCAAAATGAGTTCTACCTATTTTTTCAAACTTTCTTACCTGCGCAAAACTTCGTGCCCTGGAAGAAGCTGCTTTCACCATAATTTCATTGTAGACCTTTCCGGCTTTGCTAACTCTTGAAAGCTCTGTAACCATCTCAGAAGCGACCTGATCACGACTTTTGCCTTGCTCGAAAATCTTTAATACATTCTTACGGACTTTTCCGGCTTGTGAATGATCATAGAACTTAGAAACAAATAAACTGTTATTATCAGAAAGCATCTTGATTGTATTAGAATCTTTGATATCCCAGTTCAATTGAGCATCTTTCAGAACTCTGCTCGATTTTTTCAGCATATCTTTGTACTGCTCACCGACCAGGGCAGACAGCTGCGGGATGCTTATCCTTGCTACCACCTCGGCAAACTGCGCCTCGATGATAGCAGAGGAATAGGGAGCATTATCAATCTTATCCCAGCCCATCTGCTCAATATGTCGCATAATGAGCTTTTTAGCTTCCTGAAGTGAACTGGAAAGGGCTGCGTTCAACTGTTTTAAATAGGCTATGTCAATTTTATCACGATTTATCATTATTAAATCACTTCTTTAGTCAGTAGATCAAAAGCAGGCTGTTCATACGGGTCACGCTTAATACTTTTCAAAAAAACATTTAAACCGATTAGATCGTTATTACCGATATACTGACCGATAACACGCTGAATTACTTCTTCTGTTTCTGCTGTACTTTTACTTTCAACCAGATCATTCTTAGCAAAAATATCACCGTAAACTACTTCTAATTTACCAGGGCTTTTACCTTCCCGCTCTAAACCCATTTTTACAAGCTGTGTTAACCCTGCAGCCATATCTGCTCTGAATGATTGAACTTTCTTTTCAATCTCTGTAAACTTGATTGTGGATGTGTTCTCACTGATATTATCAGCTGATAATATTCCGGCAAGGTCATATTCAGGATATTGCGTTGAAATTTCAGCTTTCAGTGTTTCTACATTATTCAACATTAATGTTGCGACACCACCGGACATTTCTAAAAACTTCATAGAAGCATCAGCAGGAAGTTTGAAAAGCTTATACCCTTTGTTGTGTTTAGTTTTATCCTCTTTTTCCGGATTCTGTTGTTGGTTCATCCCTTCACCAACCAGAGCAGGATTGCCATGTATCTCAAAGATGTTATTGCCCCAGGCATTTTTCTCATTGATCTTATCAGTTTTTGCAAGCAGGTTGTTAAGATTGTATCTGGTCTGCAGGATCACAAAAGGGATAGCTCCATCCGGCAGGGTTGATATCGTTTTCTCTTCACCAACTGTTTCAATTATTTCCCGATATGACTCTTCATCATAATACTCTTTTTCAACCTTGATTTTTTCATACTTCTTTGCTACCGCATTGAATGTTTCTCTTTCACCTGTCAGCTTCAAATAACGAAGTTTATCACCATCAAGTTTAAATTCGATATTATCCACACAATGCCGAAGAAAACAGGCTCTACCTTCATCATTTTCACGCATTTCTACAATAGACTTGTTATCAAGCAACAAATCATCAGCACTGGTATCAGCATCATCGGCACCTTTATCATCATCACTATCTTCTTCATCAGAGTCATCATCTGTATCATTCTCAGAATCATCATCACTGGTATCAGCATCATCGGCACCTTTATCAGCTCCGGTATCATCTGCACCTTCTTC